ATTTATGAAGAATAGATGGGATATTTATTCTTACTTTGCTGAAGTTGCTGATGAAATTCTTCCTAATAAAGTTATTGATGCATTTGGTATGTTTGCTGAGGTTAAATTCGTACCTCAAGGTCAAAAAGCCATCTTCAAGAGAGGCGGCCGTGGTAAGAATCGTGCAAAGAGATTCTTAACAAGAGCTGGTCTTGCAGGTGTTTATGAGACATTCCGTCTTGACAGTGAAACATATGAAGTTCCTGCATTTGCACAAGCTGGTGCTGGTACTGTTGATTTTGAAAGAGTCCTTGATGGCGCAGAAAATATTGCTGAAATTATGAGCGTCATTACAGATGAACTTGTTGATTCTGCATACTATGAAGTTCAAAAGGCGCTTATCGCTTCTATAAACGCTCCTGGTCGTCCTGCGGCTAATGTTGCTTATACAGCTACTTTTGATGCTAGCCAACTTCTTCGTTTAATCAATACAGCGAAGGCTTATGGCGAAAGCGCAGTTGTATTTGCTCCTCCGGAGTTTATTGAAAAAATGGGACCTGATGCAATTGTTCCCGTTTCTGCAGTTGGACAAGGTGTTTATCATCCTCAAGACATTGATATGATTCATAACCAAGGTTATATTAATGTATTCCGTGGTACACCTATTATTAAAATGGCTCAATCCTTCATTGATGAGAAGAATGAAAAGACTTGGGTAAATCCTCAATGTGCTTATGTCTTCCCAACTGGTAAGGAAAAAGTTGTTAAAATTGCTATTGAAGGCAAAACACAAGTTTATGACTGGGTAAATACAGATCAATCTATTGAGATCCATATGTATAGAAAGATTGGTGTTGGTATTGATGCTTATCATAACTGGGGCATTTATATTAATAAGGATATATACAATAGTTCTATATTTGCAACACCTAATCACGCTATTACCCAATAATAAGAGTTAAATGATAATTGGGGCCAAGAAGAAGGTCTTGGCCCCATTTTACAAAAAAGGAGTTAAAAGGAGTAAAAAACATGGAAAATGTTGTTGTTGTTACTAGTATGGTAAATGGGGTAGTTTCAATTAACTTGCCCGAACTTAATTTTAAAACTGAATGGCCAAAGAAAGGCACGAAACGTAATGTTGATATTGAAAAGCTAAAACAAGCGCTTTATCAACAAGGTGTAGAAAGTTTATTTAAAGAAGGCATTCTTTATATCGACAATATGGATCAAAAAATTGAACTTGGTTTGGAAGAACCAGGTACTAAAGAACCTACTAATATGAAAGTAATCGACGATAAGATGAAAGAGCGTCTTCTAAAATTAATGCCACTTCGCGATTTTAAAGAAGCTTTAAAACAATATCCAATTGATCAAATTCATGAATTGGTTGCTTATGCAATTGAAAATGAAATTATTGATATGGATAAAGATGAAGTTCTTCGTCAATATACATCTACTGATATTGTTCGTGCAATTCAATTAAAACGTAGTATTGCGGAGGAATAATAAATGACCGCCTTATAGTAGGTATATGACGCTTTTCTTCCAAAAATGTTGGAAGATGAGTGGGTTCATTGGGAAGAAGTTGATGTAAATAAAGACTTATTTGCTTTGCTACAAGGCGCGCTACCGTGGTTTAAATTTCCACAAGTCGAGTTAACGATTTCTGGGAATAGTTTTACCTCTGATCTATCAAATTCTGAAATTCAAATTCTAGCTAATTATATGAAGTGCGAATGGCTGAATCGTACTATCTTAACTTGGGAGAATGTAAAACCTCTTTACGAAGAACGCGATTTTTCGTAGGCTAATTTATTAGATAAATTTAAAGCCTTGCTTGATCGTGAAGAGAAAAAGGCACAAAAACTCGAAAGCACATATTATCGCTCTCGTAACAAAAAGCCTTTTGATTTTACAAAATTAGCTGGAAATGGAAAATAATCAAACTGCAATTTTGGATGGGTATAATAATAAATTAAAGAATTAGCTTTTTGGGCTTTTATGCGAGCGTGAAAAAGGGCGTTCTTGGGAGAAGTTCTTAGATTCAATTTTAATTGAATTAATGGGGCATCCTGAAGAAACACGCACAATTAATTATTATAGACTATTTTATAAATTGAGTTCATTACGATATTTAGATTTTTAGTATTTTAGAAGTACAATTTTTAGTTGTATGGAGTTGATTAAATAATGTCTTATTTTGATGAAGTTTATATCAAACGTGCAAATCGTTTTGGTATTGACTATTAGTCTCGTGTTTAGGGACAAAGAGAATATTTATTTGATCTTTATTTACAAAAATCTTTATATCGAATTGATTTTGAATGGGATAATTCGATTTATGAAGGTTCGTTTGAAAAATATAAACAAGATAATACGGAGACTTTACATTATCTTTTAACAAAAATTGATGTTAATATACCAA